CATTACCGCCAACAGTATCGCCTATACTCAATGCACAGGTGGCTCCCGCCATAACTTCGGTGACGTCAATAACGCAATCAATAATTTGTGATCTGGCAGGGATTACTAATCCCGTGACGGTAGCTGTTTGAGCTCCGCTCTCTGTTCCAAATTCGTAAGACTGAGCCATTACGACTTGCCCTACGTTTTTCATATCAGAGCCGAGGGATGTGCCAGTTGTGGCAGAGATAGTTCCCGCTTTAATCGGGCCTGAAAAAGTTGTAGTACCCATAATAAATTCCTCACATGCGAACTAAAAGGTTTGGCTGCTGTCTGCATGTCGTCAGTCTAAGACTGTCAGCAACCAAATTAAATTTGGTAAAAATGTCTCTAACTCTAGAAGGGGTCTACCAGAGTTAGAGACGATACTTACTTATACGCCTGGTGTGCCGAACACGCCACGCGGATCTGTCCAACCAACTGTGTAACGCTCTGTCGCTTTATAGCGCATAGAGTCAGTTGCAAAGTCACCTTCCATAGACTTCTCAAGACCACGGCGCATGAGGAGCTTTAAGCCTTCAGGAGCGTCAGTCTGAACCCACCATGCGGTGGTAGAAGTAATACGAGAAAGGTTTGCTTGACCATCTGCCAAAAGCCCCATGGACTTAATAGCGTTGATGTCGTTGTCAGCGGTCCCGCTTCGTAGAACTGATTTTAACAAAGTTTCCGCTTGGAAAACATTGCTTGGACCAGTAACGATTTGAGTAGGAGTCAATCGGATGCGCTTACCGTTGTTATCAACAGCGTTACGAATCTGAATAAGCATCTGCTCAAGAGAGGTCTGAGAAAGTGCAGCAGCCGCATTAAGCACGTTGCTGAAAGTCCCTTGCACAATCGGGTGAGCATTGCTGCTCAAGGCAACACCGTCACCGCCTGTAAAGGCTGCGTTAAACGCACGGTTCATGATGTTGGCCGTCAGGGTCTCTTTTGTTTCAATCAAAGATTGCGCCAAGTGCTTAGCGTAAGTTTGACCGATACGAATGTGATCGCCATCTTCAACCAATACTTTGGTCAATGCAAAAGCAAGGCCATAGACGTGGTAAAGATAACGCTGCACAAACAAGATGCCGCCTGATTGATAGGTAACAGCCATGCCGTCTGGAAGCTCAGGAGCCGCGCCAAAACCATAAAGAACGGGTTCTTCATGATAGTTGCGTGGAATACCTTTTTGCTCACGGAAGACCTTCTTCCATTCATCAGCTCGCTGCTCGTAAACTCCGTCAAATACTTCGTTGAGTATTGGCTCAACTATCGACCGAAAGTCTGTACTACGCATTGGAGTAGCCATTTTTTAGACCTCCTTATACTGAGTTAACAGCGGCTTTGTATTGATGCTCGTTTATTCTAACCGAGACCTTTACAAATGCATCTGTAATCAAATTATTGGGACCACCCGCGATACCTGTAATCTGGTACTGACCAGAGGTAGTTTGGATAGCAGTAAGAGACGTGGCAGATAGCCCAGTGGCTGTTAAGCCGCCTGGAGCAGTAGGAACCCAGTCGCATTCCTCGCCAACTGCTGTTTGAACCGTAGTTCCAGCTGCTGGATTAGGATATTCAACATCAAATATAGTTTCCGGGTCGTCATAGACGAAGGCCACGATGTTTGTTGCTGTTGCACTCGCAGGCCAAAATGGCGAGAGAGTAGGTTTTCCTAGCGCATCATCATATTGAACGCCGGCAAAGATACCAAGATTGCTGATACCATCGACCGTGCCAGTACGAGTGCCGTCAGAAGTTGCGAGTTGAATAGTACCTGCGTCAACCAGCTTTACGGGGTCACCTGAGAATACGTTTTGGGCGTATCCAGATGCAATAGTGTAGGCTTTCGCCGTTATTCTACCACTGTTGTGATAGGAAGCGCGGAAGCCAAATGCTTCAGTAGTCGCTGACATACTGTTGCTCCTTTGGTTAAATAGATTGCTCGTCAGACCAGATCAAATTGACCCGATCGCTCTACTCCAAGCCCTTTATTACCGTCACCTTGCACGATGCTACTGCCGCTTGCTTCAGCCTGTTGCTGAAGGAATTCGGCTGTTTCTGTCAATTTGCTTTCTTCTCTGTTTGGAGCGTCATGATGAGCTTCCATCATGTACTTTTCATACAAAGATATAGGCAGCTTGAAGGCCAGCATCTCGTTAACCCCAATAAATCCCTGCCAATCACCTGTTTTCAGGGAGGCATATTCCCAGCCAGGGACATCTTCTGGCTTTACAGCTTCGTAGCCTAAACGGATACGAGCTTGGATAGAGTCACGCGGGTTAGTTGTTGTAAGCCAGCACATGTGCCAGCCAGGCAATTCTGGTAAATCAGGCAATGAAGTCTGAAATAATTGTTGACGGAACATTTCTACCCGCTCACTTTCTGTGACTTCTCGATTTTCGGTATGTGCGCGATCTACCATCGCACGATTTTCCCGGCCTTCGTCTACGGATTTCTTTACTCGTTCGTCTGTTTTACTCATATCTAGTCGCTCCTTTTTTCAGCGATTGCTTCAGTATGTATTATATACTTATATTAGCGCAAGTGGTTTGTTTTTGATCAAGCGTTGCTTTTATCATACGCTGCGTATCTTTTAACGTATCGAGTTCGCAGTACCGGATCATCCCAAACCCCCGCCTCTACAAGAGCCGCTTTGCGCTCTGGGCTGATATAAACTTCTTTTCTGGTAGATGCTGGCGCGTGTTCTTTTCCTGACCCTACTGCCGGGCCTCCTCTAGCCTTGCGCGTTGTTTTAGTTGATTTCTCTGAAACAGAATCATCAAATCGCTCTGGTAGTCTTCGGGCAGATCGAGCTGTTAGCTCATCCCAGTATTCTTCAGTTTGTGGGTTATAGCCGTCACGACTAAGAGATTGATCAATGGCCATAACGATAGCCGAGTCTTCATCTCGACCATTGGAGTCATACCATGGATTGTCCTCCATAAACTGCCTTGCCAGATGCATAGTTCTGTCATCAACTTGTGGGGCAGTGTTTACTTGTTGCGCCGCCTGCTGCTTGTTGTAAGCCAGATGCTGCGCCTTATTCATGGCCTCGTCACGATACTTCATCGCTTTAGCCACGTCATTGCCGTTGTTGTTTTCAACCGCTTTGGCGATAACTCGCTCGGCCATTCCTACTTCTTTGTTGGCTTGAGCAATTGCCTGATCAATACCATGAATCTCTTGCTGATGAGCGCGATGTTCTTGCGTGCTTACCCGTCTTTCGAGATCATCATTACGATTTCTCAAAAAATCTAACTCAGTCTTGTCGCGCTTGATAGCGGTTTCGCGCCGCTCTTTGCGATCAACTTTCTCTTTGCGCCTACGCTCACGAATAGCCTCACGCTCTGAGTCGTCATTATCAGCCTCGGCTGTGACTCGATCATCCTCATCGCTATCGTCCTTAACTTCAGGATCGTCTTCTACAATAATGATGTTGTCTTCTATTTCGTTTTCTTTTTCATCATCCTCAATCATTACACTATCATCTTTTTCTTCGCTCATTACCCATCTCCCTTATCAGATGAATGCCTTGACTTTAAGCGGGTCGCCTTTAACGCTTCCCATAATGTCAAGATCATTAAAAATTACAAACATTGCTGACTCGCCATGGGGAGCGTCAGGGATAGGAACTTCCCATCTATCTCCTCCATATTTAGCAACTCTCACAAAATCTCCCTCTTTGCACCAACTCCCTTCTGGCCAGCTGTCCATCGTGTTACGATTTTTGAAAGCTAGCGGCCCAACGGAAACAACTTTGCCGACCTGGGTATTCCACTTCTCTGTGTCAGAAGTGTCAGTGGTCAGTAAAATTCCCCCAGATGTTTTGTTTTTAGCGGTGCGAATCTGGATCAGAACACGGCTACCGAAAGGCTGGATTCCACCATCTACTGTTGGAAAAGCCTCCGCAAGTGCGTCCTCATAAGTCTTGTTTTCCATTTTTATCCTCATCTATTAAGTTTAAGAGCACGTCTATGGACGCTTCATATCCAGCGACCATTCCTACACGATACCCGTACTCGAAAGTGTCGCGTTTTTGAGGTCTCTTCAAGGCTTCAAGCGCAAATTCTGCTTGATTGGCCTTGAGAAGATTCAGTAGTTTTGAATCGATGTTCACTTAGGCGCTTTACTAGAGCCTTGGTTAACAGCATATCCAGCGGCCATGCGCTTATGTTGCGGCACCAATTCCGAATCCATGTTCACACTACCACCTTTGGCGTAATGTGAAGAACCTTTCATAACAGTTCCATCAGCCATCTTATGGGTACTTTTACCTTTGCCTTTCATTTAACTTCTCCAGTTGTTTAAGGGTCAATGCCTTTTCCACTTGTGTATGAAGTCTTTTCACCAGACTCCATCTCCATATCGGCTAACTCTTTAGCCGTTCTGTTGTCGGCATCATTCATGCGCTCTCTAGCCGCTAGATCTTCTGCCTTACGCTTGTTTTCGCCTTTCTCACGAGTATTTAGTCGATCGGTCTCAGACATTTCGCGGATATTATTGCGTTCTGTCTCAGACATTTCTTTGAGTCCGGCTAATTCGGCCTTCTCATCGCGCTCTTGCTCCTTAACTGCTAGCTTCGCTCTCTCAATTTCAGCAGTCTGCTGCATCTTGAGCTGTGCAATCTCGTTAGCTGCTTGCATTTTGGCGTTGTCTAGCTGAATCCTAGCTCCATCACGCTCTGTACGCTGAGCGAGCTCGCCCTGCTTGATCTGAGCACTAAGTTCTGCAATCTTTATTGCATCGCCAGGCTGTTGCGGCTGGTTTTCAGGCTTAAATTGCTCTGCCACTTCGTTGATTTGAGCCAGTTCCTGAGCAAATCCACCCAGCTGCTCTTCAATAAACTGCTGAACCTTGAGGATCACGTCTACTTGCTGTTCTGCCTCTTCAGGAATTAACTTCTGAGTCTGCGCCTCCTCGATAGCATTGTGAGATTCCACTAGATAGTAATTCAAAAGATGATCGCGCATGTGCAGAGCCATTGGATAAAAGAATGTGCTCATAATGCCAGGGCTTGAGCCAAACATTGGAGACTTTAAGAAGGGTAAGTGAACCTCAAGGTGAGCCAAGTGATCTTGCTGAGGCAGCACGTAAATTCCTTGATTCATTGCTGCGGCTACGTTTTCGCTTACTGGATCTCGATCTTCTGAGCCCGGCTGCTGTGTCATTACCTCAGAAGCTGGAACCTTGAGCGTTCGCAAAAACATCTCTTCGACCGCTTTCTGATCGTACATTTGCGGCATTTTTTCAGCACGCTGCATAATCGCCTGGATCTGTGCAAAGCGCTGAGCTTCGCTGAATATCGCAGGATTGCTAATCGGAACCACGTCTGAAGGTCCATCGAAGTCTTCTGCAGATATCTCTAGACCGGCGTCTAGCGCATCGAGCTCTTCTTGCGTGTAGTACATGCCGTTGATGCGGTGAAGAATATTAAAGCTGCGAGCCATTGATGCGTGCAAACGAGAATGGATTGAGCTAAACACAACCATTCCTTGCTCGATGATAGCCATGGTAGTGCCAACTGGTGCGTTCGGATTCTGGTCGTTAAACTTCTCAAACGATGTCTGAACAACGCCTTTGCCTGCGTCAACCAAGAAGCCTAGCAGTTGAAACAAAGTAGGGCTGGGGCCGGCAAATGGCAGCGGCATAGCGAGCTTGCGAACGTCATCGATCAGCGCCCCGCCTTCCATCTCAACAATCTCAGTAGGCTGAACATTTAGAGTCTGACCGTTTGGTCCACCTTTCAGCTTCAATAGAGTTGGCACGTTCTGGATATACGCCGAGTCTAATAGAGCTCGTAACGCGCCAGTAGCCGCGCCACTTAATCCGCCGATCATGTGAGTTAGGCCAATTGGATAAGCGCCACGCCATGGAACGAATGGGAATTCTACAATCCAGTGCAGCTCATTCTTCCTGGCGTCTTCTTCTTCCCAGTTACGGTAGAGGCACAAGGCTTTATCTGATGACTTGTCCACGCTCAGGATGTAAGGCGCCAAGCCCTCGCCGTCTTCAAAGTCCATAAACGTGTAGATTTCAAAGATTGTTCGCAGGCCGTCTTCATTGTAGCTAGTGTTCTGCTTGCCCTCGATCTTCTCGTTGGCACGCTCAGCTGCGCTAAACTCAGGATCATTTGGAGTGGGCAGATCTATATCCGCATACATTCCAGCCTCGACACGCTTCTCGTATTCCATTTGCGTGACGTACTGAACGTGAGTCTTACGCTCTGCGGTGTAGAAGTTTGTTGCTGAGAAGGGCAGGTAGATATCATCGATAGGAACGAACTCAGAGGTGGGCCGCATGAATCTAGCGTTCCACATAAACTTCATGTACTGACCGCCGCCTAAAGGCAGCTGCGTGCTTAACTGTTCAAGCTCTGAGCGAAATTCGACCATCTGCTCAGTAGTCTGCCAGTTCATAAACTCAGTCTTGCGCTGGGCCTTGCTGACCTTGGCCTTGTCGGCCTCGCCTATGATCTTGGATTTTACTGGGCCAGTAGGCGGGAATATTTCCTTAATGAATCGAGCGGAGAAATCAACGCAAGCCTCGACTAGCATGGGGTGAACAACCTTGTTGGCTCCCTGGAATTGAGCTCCACCTGGCGCGTCATCGCCTAGTCCAGTACGGCGCAAGCCTTCTTCGTACTGCAGATCTCGCTTCTGGCGAGCTTCCTTATCGCGTTCTATTTTCTCCATCAGGTCGTTGATGGCTGTCTTTAAAAGGCTAGGGTCAACCTCGTCTACAATATTGGCAAAGTGCTCAGATGCTTCTCGTACAGTGACCTTCTCCATCATGACAACAGCGCCGCCGTCTTCGGTATCTTCAAATTCCTG